CCGCGCTAGGAGGCCGTAATTTCAAGTTCCCTATAAAACCGAGGGTACCCGGACAACCATACGACATTATTATGCCGTCTTTGTCGTGGGAAAATAACGGGCTGACTAACTACGATATCACATGTGAACCCGTGGACGACTACCACGGCCCGCACGCGTTCCCAACGAAGTATTACCTAGGGGAAACGATAGATATCCGGTATATCAAGAAACTAACTGTTAAGAGTCCGAGTACTAGTGATACCGTAGCCGTGGCGGAATATGAAAATAAGTTGCCGGAAGTTGTGGAAAATGACGACCAAATGTTGTGCGCCGCGCGCCTACGTTGGAATATGCGTAACGGGCAATGGTTTTGGTACGCGTTTAAAGACTACTTTTGGAACGAGGGATTCACGTATATGCGTGGTTTGGGCGGCGCGTCCGAGCAGGGCATTCTGACTATCAACGTAGCATATGCAAAGGAGTTTTATCCGGCATTCCAAGAGTTGTTAGTTTCCTCCAATATCGAATTGACACTGCCGAAACAGTTCCCCACAATAGACGAGGAACAGCGGTACAAAATGGAGGTTACAAGCGACACGGGCGCCCGTTGGAGCGGTTCGGAGCGTGTGTACCGCCAACAAATTACATTGCGTACTATCGGCTTTATGGATAACTATATACCGCCCGTTGAACCGGACGCACCCGCAATTATCCCCACAGCATTTACCGCTACTCCGTATGAGCATACGTACCCGTACTTTGCCGATATAAATGGGCCAATAAACATTACTAGTAATGTTAAGTGGGACTTAGTGCCGCAGGTTGATTGGCTGTTCCCGGTATCGCCCGCAGACGGAAAAGGGACTATCGGATTCACGCCTGTATCAACTAGACGCACGGTGAATCCTTTCACGGTACGACGAGTAGGATACATTCATTTCATTAAGGCGGGAACCACCGAGCAGATAGGAGGTATAAAGGTAAATCAGAACGGGGCGCCCGCAGTAAATGCCACGCCTAAGTTTTTACCTATCACCCCGCAGGGCGGCGAGACAAATTCATTTTCGGTGAATTGCGTAACGCAGGGCAGGGGAACGTTACGGGTTAGAAATATGGCAGGTGCTAGTGGTGCATGGGTTAACCTAGACGCTAGCCAATTGGAGCAGGACGGAGGGGATGTATATGTTAATCTGGCGCCTAATTTGCCGGAATCCGGAGGAGTTCCGCGCTCGTGCATTATCCGCACTACGCACGACATCACCGGGCAAATGGCCGATGTGAACGTTATGCAGTCCGTTGCTTGCCCTCTTGACAGATACCCGAACGATTTCAAATGGGCGGGCGAAGGTATGTACGCATATGACGGAAATGCGCATAATGATAATGAGTTTACCTTCACTTCCGGAATACCGTACACCGATATGGTCGCGGAGTGCAACCGTAGCTACGTAACCAACATCAGAATAGTTCGCGCGGCACCTAACATTAAGCTAATGTTTAATTTGGCGCAAAACGCGGGGCCGGGGGCGAACACTGATAGATTTGCGCGTATCAACGTCAAGCACGTACCCACAGGAAAAATATTGGCAACCGTAGTGATATTCCAACGCGCGTACAACAACGCGCCTACTAACTATGTGTACGCTAGTTGGGACACATTAGAGGCAGGAGAAGGAAATATGCATTACTTTGATTTGATAACAGCCGCATCTACGGTT